CCCGTTTTGTAAACGAGGAACCACCATTTTTGGATGGTATTTGAACAGTTTGTCCGATTTCGATTATCCGTCCGGTTATTTGGTTTGCCATTAATTTTCTCCTCCAAATATCTTTTTATCGGTTATAAGCTCTCGGTTCGCTTCCAGAAATTCTATGAAATGTTCACAATGAGTTGTCAACAGTTTAACCGTCTGCTCATGGTTATAAGTGTAATACTCCGGATACTGCGTTCCGCTGATTAATGGAGTACGGCTCGTACCTCCTTTCAACTGGTAGGCAGTGTACTCAAATGCTTTCACACTCCCCATTTGACCAGAAGCAATCAAGCAGTAAGGATATACATGCCGCTGCCAACCATGTTCATATTTACCGAAATCATACTTTGAGGTCGCCTTGATGTCGTAGACCGTATCTCGGAGAAGTTCGTCTATAAACCCGTAAAGCTCCACATCACCGTAACGGGTGGAAATAGTGGCAGAGACAAAGACTTGAGACAATGCACCAGCAAAATACCTCGACTGTTCAATACACCATGCTCGGTCAAACAAAAAATGACGGGCAGGCGCTATATCCGTAGACGGAAAAGCAACTTGTATAATATTGGTTTCTTCATCACCGATAATGGTATATGGTTCCCGTTCATTTGGAATATGTTTTTTCCTATGGATGTAACAATCTATGATAGCATTAAATGCCGTTCCTCTATCAGCAGCTTCACTCTCAAATGGAACGCGGTTTATCGCATCAAGCAAAGTTTGCTTGAGCTCCGCTCCAATCTCTTCGGGGCTTTTCTTGTATTCCCCCGTTTCATTGTCGACATTCCAAAAGCTTTCAACATGTTCATCCGCCCGCAAATACTGCTCGAACTTATCGAGCAGCGACGGGTAAAATCTGTACTTAGGCGGCTGGTTCATATTTATTGTTGAGTTTATTAAACTTTAATCCGAGTTGCTTACATCTCTCATTGAGCATCATACCAGCCCTTACCTTGCTGTCAAAGATATGGTTCATACTCACAATCGCTTCCCGTACCTCATTAGCCGACTGCATATCGGTTACCTGCTCCACCGTATCACGGATAACTTCAAGAACCTTATCATATTCAGAGGACAACTCTGTTTGTTTCATCTGATAATCCTTATAAGTATTGATGATGTTTGTCATAAAATCATTCTTTCCCGTGACGGTATCGGAAGCGTCAATAATGACAGGAATCTTAATGCGTGAGGGAAGATTGCAGGTGTTCTTACCGTAGAACTTCTCACACGGGTCAAAGGAGATTGTTCTATCTTTGCCAATGGCTTCCATGTAACCAACCAAATCCAGTTCCTTAATCAAATCACCGGCAGATGAACCGCCAATCTCCGGACGTATCTGTTTTTCATCACCGACTTTCTCTTCCCGTTCGTGAGCAACGAAGATAACCGACTTACCCATGAGGGTAACTTGATTTACAAAGCTGATAAACATATTCTTTCGTACCCCATATCCCTGCAGGGAAAGAGTACCGTCAGCTTTCTTCATTTTCGGGTTGGCTGCCATGATAGCCTTATCCATGAAAGAAAGCATCTTTCCGGCGGTATCAATCACAATTGTGTCGAACTCCTTGATTTCTTCGGAAGCAAGTACCTGGTTCGTCTCGTCCCAACTTGTAATCTGAACAGTGGGTACGCGGTGGGCGGCATTGACACGGTGAATACCACCGTCATAATCGAATAGTACAGGGTTGGGAGCAGATAATGCCAATGTCGTTTTACCCATGCCCGGCTGCCCGTAAATCAGTGCTGACAAGGTAGTCTTAACGGTCAGCTCGTTAGGTTTCTTAATCAAACTCATAATGATAAAATTTATGTGGTTAATAAAAAAATGTCGTGGAAGTTGACGGACTCGAACCGCCAGTCTCCTCGAATGAGGCGTGTTAGCCATTACACCGAACTCCCGAATAAAAAAGGTGCGCTATCTTCACAGACGGCACACCCAGCACAAACACAAAATAAAATACTAAACTATATCTGCCCTCGCTTGGGCATTGCTCCCGGATAGGCGGTCAAACCACACCGGGAAGGGTAGTTAACAAGATAGATGAAATATAAAACTCAAATAGGGGCATTCTCCCTACGACGTCCTTTTCGTCGGCATTACTGGTTAAACATAAAAAAAACTGTGTGGGTAATACGGGACTCGAACGCCGTGACCTGTACATGAATGAAACCTTTAAATAATACCATGACAAATTACCAACATTAAATAATCATGTACCGCTCTACCTGACTGAGCTAATTACCCGTTTCTGCCCGCTATATCTTCACAGACCCTGCCGGCAGTAGTCTAACAAAACAAGTTTTTATGTAATGCACTTCCTCCGCTGAGGTTCATATTTTTATTATCTTCTTCAATACATTGTAATAGAACCAAACAGAATATACCATGCCAAAAAGGTTAATAGTATAGTTCCACTCTCCCGTCATCGGATCAACACCGTTGAACATTGCCAAACAAGGCAGAGCCAATACATTAAGCAATAGCACGTTGAGAATTATTCTTTTCATGGTTTCTTCCTTTTCTTACTTTTGCAAAACTCAACACATCCGAAGCATTATAATAACTTCGTCCATTAGGTCTATATTCAACTCTCACTCTTCGAGAATTTACCAAGGTTTTCAATCTACCGGGTCCACCTACTATTCTTTCTGATTCCCTCTTAGGAAATGTACGCTTATCCATGATGGTAAGTATATCTGCCAACCTTGCCTCCGCCGTCCCATCAATCAACATAGAACTGCGTAAATCACCGTTTACCTCATATATCATGCTGCCAAAAAATTAAAATTATTATTACTCCGTCCCCCTACTCTTATATAGCGCATTGCAGTCCGTACCCGTGAGGGTGTTTTCATTCTCCGCAAATCAAAATCATTGCAAGTAACCTGCATCACAACGAAAAGAACGGAGAATAAAAGTTCAAGTCCATGCTTCCGTAATTCATTCAAATCGAAATTGCGTTTCATCTTGTTACAAATCATATACAGAAGCAATTCAGTATCTTTGGATATGCCTAATTTTCGATAGATAGTCCGTTTCTGTGTCTTGATAGTCCAAACAGACTTACTCAGATTATCGGCCACTTCTTTGTCAGCAAGTCCCTTACAATACTCATTTGCAACAAGCATTTCCGCTGGAGAAAGGGAAACCATTACGCTATCCTTTTAACTCTGAAAATTCCGTTCTCTGTATCGTAATCCCCGTCTCTACTCCAATTAGCCTTTTCTCTCCACATTCTTTTTCGCAAACGTGGAATAATACTTCCGACAATAGATTCAGACTTTTCAAGCGGGAATTCAACAACTTCACCTACTTCCATATTCAGCAAAGCCGCAGTCCAATTTTCTGTAATTCTCTTTACCATTTTTTGTATGTAATTAGTTGATTAATATTTGAGTTCTCCCGAACCAATTCGATTGGCAGCATCACGCTTTATTCGGGAGATTTACTTAACTTTGGAGTGCAAAATCTAAAAATTAAGTAAGTATGAGTAAATTCATTGAAATCCCTGTTAACGAGGAAAAATGTATCATTAATCTTGATGCTATTCAAAGTGTATATCCTTTAAAAGAAGGTGGTTGCGAAATTTCTTTCCTCGAAGGTTATTTGAAGCGTATTATAACCAAACTTCCCTATTCTGAGTTACTAAAACTCATTTGGAAATAATTACTTCTTTTCTGTATATCGGGATTGAGAACAGTTTGATAATTACTATACAAGGTTCTCTCCCGGTATCGCTCTTACTGACAAATCTACCATTCTCAGGAAGTATGCTTACTTGCTTTTCTATAATTGCTTTCATAGGTTAATCTTTTTTTAAGATTGGATTTTCTATTTCCATTCTTATTTTGAAAAGTTTATCTTCATTATATTTTAAAGAATTTACCAGGCTTTTGGAAACAAAAACCGATATTGATTCTTTGTCAAGAAATACATTTTTACCGGTATTTTCATTATCTAAAATGAACCCATTTTTTGCCTTTTCGATAGTAAATTCAGTTTTCGTAATTGACATCGTTAATATCCTCCTATTTCTTTTTAATTAATATTCGTGCCCCGATAAGCTCTCTCTGCTCTTCTCAACGGAGTTATCAGCTACTGTACTTCACTGCATAACCGTTCGGGGCATGTCGGCTTCTTTATTTTACCCCACCACAATCAAGGACAAGTCTACTATCTGTTTACGTGGGTATGCTTCGGAGTTCCTGTACCTTTCTCAGTACGAACTGCGGCAGATTTCACCGGGGCTGCACCCGTAACCCTACTCAAGTCTACTTCTGCTGTCACCAGTTCCAAGTCTTTCGGGGTGTGTTGTTGCGGAGTATCGCCTCTCCTGCCCGAATGTCGAGCTTATATCAGTTCTCCGTCTCCCATCAAAGGGTAGGCTCAAAGACCGGACGGAGAAATTCGATGTAACGCATCACCGAATGGGGAAAGCTGCCCGGTGAAGGGTAAAGTGTTCGTTTGCCATTACGAACCCTCGCGGCTTTTATCACCGATATAGCACTGACCTTTTCTGCAGCTTTGTTTATATTATCTCCAAGAGCTATCGTAGCTTCTTAGAGTAGGATTCAAATCAATCATAGCCTGTCTGAAATTATTAGCCGACTTCGGGTAATCTTGATACTTAGGAGCAATCTGTGCTTTATATTCATCCATTTTCAGATGAGCGTCACACCAAGCCGTTTTTAAGGCGCTTGAAAGAGAGTAATTGTAATTACGCACATATACATAAGCTCTCTGCATGATTGCTCTTCTGTTATACTTGCCATTCTTTACCAATTCATAATCTCTTTTTTTCATTGTCTTACTCCTTTTTAGGTATTACTATTTTTTGCTCAAACCAACACTTTTTAGTTACTTTGTCGTTGTTTGTTGTTCGACGTTGCAAATATATACAATATCACTATATTATCACTATATATAGCAGATAAAATCTATTATATTAACAATATTTTATATATGAAAGAATTTAATATAGCAGAGTTTCGTAAGTCTAAAGGATTAAAGCAGAAAGATTTCGCCACTCTAATTGGGATTGCCCAACCATATCTATCCGAAATAGAATCAGGTAAAAGACCTGTATCTAAAGATGTATATAATAAGGTAAAAGCTACATATCCTAATGATGACTTCACTGAGTTCTTGTTATTAGTCCCTAAAAATGAATCTCCAATAACATTTAATGAAGCTGTCAATAATTTTAAAGAGGAACAATATCTTTCTATCATTGAATCTCAACAACGAACTATTGAAAGCCTTTCAAAAACCATCGAGACCCTATCGAAGCGATGATTATGCCTCAAAACGATGTCATAACCGATAATGATTTAGACTTTTTCCTCACTGTCATAAGCATGTTCTGTGAATATAACCACACCATGCACTATTCAGACCGTGTGTTCGCTGACATAACGGACAACCCCGACAGGACGAAACGGATTATCCTAAAACTGGCAGAGGAAGGATATATCAAGGCTGTACCCCATACGAATCTGCCATACAGGTTTACTATTGACATGACACCCAAAGGGATGGAATTTCAAAAAGAAGGCGGATATGCCTGCAAAAGGCGGAAAGACCGCAACAAGGATATCCTCACTTCCGTCAAGCAAGTCATTTATTACTTGGTCTCCGCTCTATTGGGTGCGCTGGCCAATCACCTATTTGCTGAATAAGTGCCCAATGATTGCACCAAGCATCGCAATTATTATGGTTAATGCTATGCGTATAGACTTATACTGTTCTTCATCCATATCTATTCCTGTTTTTAAAGTTAATACTATATGTTTTGCAACGTCAATAAATCAAAGAACTACTCCTTTTTAGGTATGTTGTTTTTTTGGTTATCTCAATCAAACTTCGCATCTTTGTCGTTGTTTGTTGTTCGATGTTGCAAAGATACTAACAGTTAGTATAAATACAAACTTTCACCAGTTAAAAGTTAGTTTATTTACAACATTTAACTAACTGTTAGTATATTCAAATATGGAAGCTTGGGAAAGAGTTGAATTAATTATTGAAAAAGAAGGCTTGAATAAGAATTCATTCAGTAAAGCTATTGGTATATCTAATAATGTAACCATCACCCGCATTATTAATGAGCATCGTACACCTTCACGTGCAACATGTGAAAAGATAGTTAGTGCATTTCCTATATATAATTTAGAATGGCTACTAACCGGCGAAGGGGATATGCTTACCGATACCCAATCCCAAACATTCCACTCCAACGCCCGCCAAGTAGATGACCTAAACTATATGAATGTGCCTGTTATACACATCAAAGCACAATGCGGTTATCTTGCCGGATACGGAGATGCTGAATACATAGATACCCTGCCAACAATGCCGGTTATTGTAGACCAAACCTATCACGGAAAATACCGCATTTTTGAGGCAGAAGGCGACAGTATGGATGATGGCAGCCGTAATTCTATCTGCGACGGGGACAAGCTACTTTGCAGGGAAGTAAGACGTGATTTATGGCTCCCTAAACTTCATATCAACGACTGGTATTTCGTCATTGTACATCGAACAAAAGGAATATCCATTAAGCAAATCACTGCGCAAGATGATTACGGAAATATCACTTGCCATTCACTCAACGAATTATTTAACGACTACACTGTCAATCTTGACGATGTAGTAGAGATATACAATGTGATTAAGGTTGTTGAACGCAGCATGAGATTATAATACGGCATTCTAAAAAAAGAAATCACCTTTTGAACGATGATTAAAGAACAAAAGCATAATGTTCATGCGTATATTTATTTCACTATAATAACTAGTGGAATAGCTATAATACTATCTTTAGTGACAATATTTAGGTATGATTACAGAACAGACCTTGAGATAGATTACCTTGGCGGGATGGTAGCTATTATTTCATTGGCAGTAACTGTATTTGTTACCGTTCAGATTTATCAATCTTTCAATTTAAAGAAAGATATTGATGAACAAAACAAGAAGTTGCTTAAAGACATGGAAACAACGAATAAGCATCAAATAGAAACATTAGTAAACGAAAACGAAAAACTAAGAAGTCAATTTCAAGAAATAAAGAAAGAGCTGGAATGGTTAAAATCTGATATTACTTTTACTCGCATTTTAAACTATGCAACAAAAATGCATGATGGGAATCTCATACAATATGCCATAGATGGGTATATGGACGCACTACTTGTAGCCGTAAAAGATAATTTAACCAAAGACAGAATTGAAGTTATTATCAACCTATTATCTAAAATTCGTATAGATTATCAGGACTATTTAAAGACAAAATGCCCTTTATTGCCAAATAAAAAAGAATGGTATTATGATATATTATCCCAAATAAATCCTCAAAATGAAAAGACTCGGGCTTTGGGAATTTTCATTTTGCAAAATGTGGAAGAAACAGATATAACCTTTCCACAGGAACATATAAGAATAACAAGCGATTATAATCCTGATAATAAAACTAATCAACCATAAAAATTAAATAGTAAATTAACTAGAAAGAATGTATTATTATAAACCCAAAATCAATATTACTATGAAACAGATAATATTATTATTAACTCTCATTATTTTTTCATTAAACACATTCGCCCAGGAAGAAAAACCTGCTTCCAAAAGTAAAGCAATCCTCTTTCAACAAAAAGAAGGTTCTCTATTAAAAAGAGAATTTTATGACGTTGAAGGCAAAAAAGTAGGTGTTGGTTTTCAAGCATTAGTAGTTACGGATGAAATTACCGCTGAAAAAATAGGAGCATTACGAATAAAGACCTATTATTATTCATCTGCTTTAAAGAACTCAGAGACATTTATAGGAACATTAGATTCTGATGAATTAGACGCTTGTATCAAATCATTAGAATACATGAGTGAAACGATTATAACCCAAACCCCCAACACCTATACCGAATGCGAATATAAGTCTCGTGATGGGGTTTCAATCACAGTGTTCAGCACATCTGATAATACAAAATGGCAAATTGCCATTCAAACAAAGAGTTATACCAATAGGTCTACTTCATATTTAAAAATATCATCGTTACCAGAAATTATCAACTATTTGAAAAATGGTCAACAGCTATTAAAAGAAAAACTATCAAGATGAAACCAGCAATACAACTTTGCGCATCCGCTTGTACTGGAACCGGGCACTGCTCCCTTACTCCCACCTGTAAGGGCTGGGGGTGCCGGTTTCTCGCCACTCCCATAGAGCAACTACCAATCACCGACAAGGAGAAAGCAAAACTCTTCTCCAAAGTGTACCGGGAAGCAAAAAGTAAGGGCGTTCTTGAATGCCCACATTACCGCTCTTTATTCATTGATGAAGTGCTCGAAAATATAAATAAAAGTAACGTAACATTACAAACTATGAACTGATTTTTCTCATTTATTGTCGGACATCTATTTCAGCCAACTCGCAAAGGAATGATACACAGATTACAACTGCATTTTCAATACTATAAGTCTAGTTTAGTTTTTGTGTAAAGCACTTCCTCCGTAAGCGAACGTTGGAAGTGCTTTTATTATAGACCTATTAAATACTAATTTTATGAATATCAACTTCTTCTGATTAATCGTCTGTCCATTTGATAACTTGAATAACAAGACGTCCTATCCACACTTGCAGCTGATGCTCTATCACCCCATATAGCTGGGCTGTACTCCGAACCAATACCACAGCCAAAGCATAATTCCACCCAACCAGACGAAAGCCACATCAATATAATATAACCTCAATATCCTACTGATCAACACACCCAAAAGTTCGCCACAAAGTACATAAGCAGCAACCATGGTAACCATTTGTTCGTTAGCTATTTTTATTAAAACCAAAGTTCCTATAACAGGAATAAGAGATGTGCAATCTATAATGAATTGTTGTCTGTCGCTCATATAAACAATGTTTGTAATTGAAGTACAAATATAAACATTATTTACATAAAATCGTCCTATAGAACGGAAACACATAACGAAACTGAGAAGAATTATCATTACAATTATAAAAAAAGAAGAAAAAAAGATATTTTTAGCGGTCAACGTATCCGTATTTCAACCCTTTCGCTCTTTCATTGTTATAATAATAAACAGTAATTATATGAATTCCCAATTCTCGGACATACGAAAAGAATATAAAAAAGGCAAGCTCACCCGGAATACTATCTCAGAGAATCCCTTCGAGCAATTCGCCCGCTGGCTCAACGACGCCCTGCATTGCGGAGAGAACGAACCGACCGCTATGATTGTAGCCACCGTCTCACCGGACGGACGGCCCTCTACCCGCACCGTACTGCTGAAAGGCGTGGAAAATGGTAAACTCATCTTCTTCACCAACTACGAAAG